GTCCTTCATGGACTCTTGTAAGACAGTCATTATGCACAACGGGTTAGGTTTTGACTTCCCGATCTTGGAGCGTTTGTATAACTACAAGTACAAGGGTAACAAGGTTGACACCTTGATTATGTCCAGGCTGCAACGTCCGCACCGCAAGTCACCTTATGGATGCAAGGCTGGGCCGCACTCAGTCGAGGCATGGGGTGTACGCTTCGGTATCAAGAAGCCCGAGCATGAAGACTGGTCTAGGTTTACACCTGAGATGCTGTATCGCTGCGAGCAAGACGTAGAAATTCAGCACCGTATCCTCACCGCCTTACTGGAAGAAGGTAAGGGACAGGGGTGGAAGCAGGCTCATAAGATCAGCTTCCGAGTGTTCGAGATACTGCAGAAGCAGGAGGAGTACGGTTGGTTAGTCGATCAGGAGTACATGCAGAAACAGATCAACGTGCTGACTAGGTGGATGGACCGTATCGACAGAGCGGTTACGCCCTTCCTTCCTATGCGGTGCATACGTCCTACAAAGACAGGAGGTAGGTATGCGTACTACAAAAAACCCTTCACGAAGACGGGGAAATATCAAGCATACGTCGAGAGATGGTTCGATGATACCGATTACGATAGCAGTGCTCGTGTGGTTGCTGGCCCTTTCTCTCGTGTGGCGTTTAGTCGAACTGACCTAGGTAGTAACGACCAAGTAAAAGAGTTCTTACTAGCCGAGGGTTGGGTACCAGAGAACTGGAACCTAGATGACCAAGGTAATCGACGTAGCCCTAAGCTTAATCATAATGAATCCTTCGAGGGTGTCAACGGAGCGGTAGGCAGGTTGATTGCTAGACGGGTGCAGTGCAGGCACCGACGCTCCCAGATAGAGGGGTGGCAGAAGGTAGTACGGCCTGATGGTAGGATAGGGCAAGGTATCTCTGGCATTGCTAGTACAGGGAGGCTTACGCACAAGCGTATCGTAAACGTACCGGGTGATGAAGCCTTCTTCGGTAAGCAGATGCGTAAGGTATTCATAGCCAAGCCAGGGTACAGGGTGGTAGGAGTAGACAGCGCAGGTTGCCAGAACCGTATGCTTGCCGCCCGTGTAAATGACCCTGAGTTCACTAAGACCCTGATCGAAGGTAGAAAAGAAGACAAGACTAGTATTCACTTTGTGAACCAACGGGCTGTCACTAAGATAGCGGGGTTCACTCCGAGTTACAAGGTCTGTAAGAACCTGAACTACGCCTTCCTGTTCGGAGCCAGCGACAAGAAGCTAGCTAGTACAGCGGGTGTTAACCCCGGCAAGGGTGAGCTTATACGTAAGGCATTGCTTAGCGTATCTCCTGGATTAGAGCGACTGGTCAATGAGTTACAACAGGAGTGGAGAAGCACAGCATCCCGACGCAAAGGGAGGTTCGGAGTAGAGTACTACAACGGGTACATCAAGGGGCTTGACGGTCGGCCTGTCTTCATCGAGAGCGAGCATTGCCTACTGGTATACATGCTGCAAGCCGATGAAGCATTGCTGATGCAGTACGCCTTGGTGTTCCTGTACGACTGGCTCTCTGACTTAGGTTGGGAGCACGGGAGAGAATACGGATTCGTAGCGAATGTGCATGACGAGATACAAGCCGAGGTGCGGGAGGACTTAGTAACGCAGTACGCTGAGCTAGCTGAACAATCTATTGTATACGCTGGTGAGTACCTTAAGATTGCATGTCCGCATAAAGGCGAGTCCGACATAGGTTTTAACTGGCACGACACACACTAATCAAAGGATTTACGAATGGCACTTAACGCAAAGAAAGCAGGTTCACCCAAGGGTCAACGCGCTCCTGTACTGGAGCCCGAGAACTATATGGCTCGTGTAGTCCAGGTTATTGACCTAGGTGTTCAACCTCAACGACCCTTCCAAGGGAAGGAAAAGCCACCTGCACAGGAGATCATGCTTACTTACGAACTCACCACAGAGTTCATGCCTGACGATGACGGAGAGCCGGATGAGACACGTCCTCGCTGGCTTTCAGAAAGGTTCCCTCTGCATAACCTGAAGTCAGAGCGAGCCAAGAGCACGAAGCGGTACCTTGCCTTAGACCCTAAGCAGACGCATGGCGGTGACTTCTCTGCCCTGCTGGGTAAGGCTTGCCTCGTAGCTATCGTGAACAACGAGCGTGACGGGGTGGTATACAACAACATCGGAGGCATTAGCGCCCCTCTTAAGGGTGTCCCTGTAGCTGAGCTAGTAAACGACCCTATCTTCTTCGACACAGACGAGCCTGATATTGACGTGTTCTACGGTCTGCCTGAGTGGATGCAAGACCTCATCAAGGATAACTTGGAGTTCCGTGGCTCAGCTCTGGAGGCTGCCCTGAAGGGCGAGAAATCTCCTGACCCTGATCCTGTAGAAGAAGACGACGATGACTTTCCTGTATAATGCGTGCTCTAATAGACGCTGATGTACTACGATACGAGGTGGGAAGTGTAGGCCAGATCAAGGAGGGGGAGGATGTAACAATCCTCTCCTTCGACTACGTAGCCCGTGTCCTAGACGAGAAGGTTGAAGCTATACTCGACGCTTGTACCCTTGAGGGTGTACGACCTACTCCGGTGATGTACCTCTCAGGGAAGACTAACTTCCGTGACGACATCGCTGTGTCTAAGAAGTACAAGGGTAACAGGAAGAGCGATAAGCCTTGGCACTTCGATAACCTTACGGTGTACATCAAGAACCAGTACGAGACGGTAATCTCTGAAGGCTGCGAAGCAGATGACATGATGGCTGCCGAGCAGTACAAGACTGTACACTCAGCCCCTTGCGAATCTACAGTAATCTGTACGAGAGATAAAGACCTTCGTATGATACCCGGCTGGCATTACGGATGGGAGTGCGGAGCACAGCGGGAGGTGCACCTGCATTACATTGAGCCTGACGGTTACTTAAGAAAGCGTAACGACGGTAAGGTAGAAGCAGGGGGAATGCGTAGCTTTTACTACCAGCTCTTGATAGGAGACGATACAGACAACATCCCTGGATGCCCCGGTGTAGGTCCTGCTAAGGCGTACAAGATACTGTCTGAACTAGACCCTCCCGAAATGCTTGACGCTGTTGTTATGCAGTATCTAAACAAAGACTGTACAGAAGAGTACCTTCTCGAGCAAGGGCAGTTGCTTTGGATGACACGAGAGTTCACGCCTGATGGGAGGCCAGTGTTATGGCAGCTCCCTTCCGAGTAAAGGACATCAAAGCATTCCGGGAAGCGTTAGTGCGTAAGCAGAGGGGTGTATGCCCTTTGTGCAAGGAGGCGTTGCTTCCCGAGGATGCTACACTAGATCACTGCCATACTACAGGGTACGTAAGAGCTGCCCTGCATCGGTCTTGTAATGGAGCAGAAGGACGTATCAAGAGCTGGGCCGGACCCCGCTCCCGAGGTGATGATCCTGTATTCTTTCTGCAGAACCTTATTAAGTACTGGCGCAGAGACTTCAGCCATAACCCCGTACACCCAAGCCATTTGAAACCACGTAAAAGAAGGCGAAAAGCCCGAAGGAAATAATATGGAACCACAAGATTATAATGGGTATGATCTCTTCCTCGACGTTGAAGATCAAGAATTGCAGACACGTAACCGAGCTGTAGTTCTGTGGAATATTTACGAAATGAACTCTAAGAACGGACGGACATCCCCTCGAGGTGTGTCTGACATGGTGGGGTACGTTAACGCCCTGCCCGGTAAAGAACGTCAAGCTACTATAAATAAATTCAGAACTATTCTGGAAGAAGGGGAGGCATGAGCCTTCTTACCAAGCTCAGGGATAAACAAAGAGTTTACAAAGCCCGTTGGTGGCTGTGGAAGAACTCAGCAGATTCCCTAAAGGCTAGAGTGTCTGTTGAGCGTTATCTATTTGAAGCTTCCACAGGTAAGAAAGCTCTACCGGACGCTAAGAAATGCAGCGAGCTAGCTATCAAGCTAGGTTCTTATAGTTCTCACGGGAGAAAGTAATGCGTCACCTAGTAATCCCTGACTGCCAAGTGAAACCGGGAGAGAAGGTAGATCATCTCCGGTGGGCAGGGCAGTACGCAGCAGAGCACAAGCCAGATGTCATTGTCAACATCGGAGACTTCTGGGATATGCCCAGCCTGTCCTCGTACGACAGAGGCAAGAAGTCATTTGAAGGGAGGCGATACAAGGCAGACATTCACGCTGGCAACAGGGCTATGCGTACCTTCATGGAGCCCATCGAGAGAGAGCAACAGCGTCTTGTGAATAACAGGAAGACCCGCTGGAATCCTCGACTGGTATTCACAGAGGGTAATCACGAGTACCGTATACAGCGTGCCCTAG